AGCCGCATCCCTTGCGAGAGCCGCTTTCTTATTCTTAGCACCAGTGACTTCAACAATAACCATTAGTGTATCTCTTGATCCTGCCAACTCCACTCAGATACACGGTCTTCCGAAGTACGACCAGCAAATATCAAAGTGTCAGTATCCCAATCTATATAACCGTGCGACCTATGATCGTGCCAACGATGTACGAAATCAATATGCCAGATGCGTGAGGCTCGCTCTATTTCTTCATCTGTCATACCGAAAACGTGAGTGGCCATTTTAGTCCTTTCGAAACTGAGAGAAGGCAAGGCTAGGTGGGACTACGTTAAAGATGGGTAGTTCTTGGCGGGTAGTGAACCCTAGAAGCCCAAATCACTAGCAGTCTTCGTTTCCTTGTCACTCCCTTCTCTCAATCAACAAGAACAATATACTACACTAATTCAGCGTTGTCAACCGGGATTGTTATGTTATTGAAAAATCTAGGTGTTTCTCCATCGAATCCACCGCCAGAATTGAGCGAATCGCAAAGTGATTCGCAGTGATTCGCATTGTCCGCTGTGAAGATGTATTGCTTTGTAGTAGTTTCCCAGATTTTGTATTCGCCGTCGATTTCATGTGGTTCGTAGTTCATGATTTTAATTTCCTCTATATGGTTCATCTGAAAGTTTTAGTTCTGTTTTTTCTGAATACTCTCCAACTGTACCTTTAATCCATGTGTTAAATGCCAAACAAATTCTAGACTGGTCGTCCATTTTTTGTGCTACATAATGGTCTAAAGTTGATGGCCACAACATAATTCTACCGTTATATACGGGTTCTCTATAACCTTCACTATTATACATAGTCGCTTCCTCAGCAGTTATTTTAATATTTGAATAGTATATTCTATCATTAGGAAATACTATTTCATCATCATCACCAACTTTTGGATAAAATGTACCAGAAATAAAACTATTTGGATGAGCGTGAGGATGGTGGCTTTCATGTTTTGATGTATATGTCAACCAAGATGTTGTGATATAAACATCAACATCACCATCAGTTTTAGGATTCCAAACTTGATGAAAATACTCTCTGACATGAGACTCAAATTCATTTTTTAATTGTTTTAAAGGCTCTTCATCTAAAACATATTCATTTACAGTTATCAAATTTCCTCCACCAATCCTTGTAGTGTGTTCTTTCATTTCATTGATAAAAGTCATCTCTTCTTTTGTTACATCTCTACCAAGTTCGGTAAGTCCTACTGGTACTGGAAATAAATCTAAAATGTTCATACTTTTAACCCACTAAAATCCTTTCTGCCCATAGTCTTTGTAGACCACTTCATAGTTTCTTCTTCGTGATATCTTTCACCAAACTCAGAGTTGTCCATGATTGGTCCATCAAGAACATCTTCTTGCGCTTCTTGTTCTACATCATATAGACGCATCTTTGCACGATCTACACCAACAACAAATCTCTTATAGTAAGTCGGATCATTGTAACGATTCTTCAACTGCTTTACCATAATCTGATTCAAGTCTTCAAGTTCTTCTGTACTAATCAGAGCAAACATAAAATCAGCAGTTGCAGGCAGACCAAATGATTCAGAAGTATCTTCAAGTCCTACATCAGAGTTAGAGTATCCAGTTCGTGTAGTCTGTGTTGCAGATACGATTGGAACTACTCTTTCAACCGCAAGACCCCTCAGTTCTTCTGCAATCGACTTTACAAGAGTATATGAATTGACATTTGCGCCAGAGCGAATGCGAGAAGACATACAAATATTCAGATAATCAACATAGATAATATCTGGAGTAAATGAGCGTTTTAGTCTTAGTTCATTCAGTAAGTGTCTGAAATGTCCGGTGTGTGCAGATGCAGTTGGATACTCTTTGACAATCAGTTTACCAGATGTCTTGCCTCGCACTCTCTGAATCTTTTTGTCATACAGTTCTTTTGGCAGACTGATCAAGTCATCTAGTGTCACGTTCAAAAGATTCGCATCAATACGTTCAGCAATCTTTTCTTCTGCCATCTCCATAGTGATGTAGAGAACATTCTTACCATCTAGTAGATTCGCAGACGCCATATGGCACATGGCAAGTGATTTACCAACACCGGTACCCGCAAGAATAATATTCAATGACTTCTTGGGAAGACCACCCTTAGTAATCTTGTTGAGGTATTCAATATCAAATGGTATACGCTCTTCAATGCGATGATAAAAATCCCAACGCTCATCACTATCATCCAGAAAGTCGTGACCGATACTAGGGTCAAAAGACACAGACAAAGCATCAGATAAGAGTTCAGGGATTTCTCCTTTCTCTGCTTTTGCATCTCCTTCAATAATTGATATTGACTGCATGATTGCATTATAGATAGCCTTCTCTTGGCAAAACTGTTCTGTCTTTTCAATCAGCCACTCTTTATCAGTCTCTTCTGTAATAGTCAAATCACCAATGATTCTACTACACTCAGAAAAGTCTTCATCAGATATCTTACCATTATTATCAAGTTCAATAATCAATGCCTCTTTTGTAGGCAGAGCATTATACTGCGAAATATATTTATCAATCTCTTGATAGATAGTTTTTTCATGTCGTTCTTGAAAGTAATCTGGCTTTAGATATGGTAGTGTGCGTCTTGCGTAGCCGTCATCATTCAGAAGGTGCTTTAGCACCATCAGTTCTATCCGCATTCTCTACGAAACTCCTAAGCAATTCATTCATAATTTCACCCAGTATATCAATAAAGGGTTTGGCTGTCAAGTCTAATTCATTTTCGTTTTCAATAGTGATAAAGTTGAAACTGATACTTGCTTCATCATCTTTATCTTCTTCTAAACGAATATTGTCATATTGAAAGACTACGCCTTCGTATTCGCCCTCTGTAATCTTGAGGCACATCAGGTCTTCGTGAAATGCATTCTCATGTTGTACTACTTCAAACTTCGGCATCATGTTCTCGCTTTGCGTCTCTATAACTTCTCTCAAGGATCCATATTGTTAGCATACCGATCAAAAAGATCAATAGTCCATAAAGTGAATCGCCTAGCCATCTTTCTCCAACTACTGCAAATGAGTAAATAAGACCAGCAGTTATCATGATTTGAAATAGATTCAAACCAAGTTTTTTAAGGAATGTTAGCGTCATTGTATTACCACCTCTTCATCAGTTTCAACTACTTCTTCTTCATCACGCCCATACATAAACTCTTTGTGGGCCGCTTCTTCTAGTTGAGCCATAATATCATCAGTAAAGTATTCTTCTGGATTTTCATTGATTGCTTTACCAAAGACTTTACGACCATCTGGAAGTTCATAGCGAGTGCTAACTTTTTTGATAATATCATACTTTTCAGCAAGGTCCAGGAGACCGTAATATCTATCTAGACCAGTATCGTATGACAGTTTCACTTCGATTTTCTTATTCTCTTTTGTAAAGCGAGATTTGTGCATTGTGACTTTGATGATATTACCAATAACATCAGTGCCATCTTTGTCTTTCTTCTTAGTCAGCATAGCAATAGAAGATGCAGCATACTTCAAGCCAGAGCCACCACTAATCTCTTTCGTGGGAATGTAAGCACCAACAACATCATAGACATGATTCGTCACAAGCATAGGCACATTTGCTTTTGCTAGTTTTAGTGACAAAACACGAAATGTGCCACGCAAGAGTTGGGCTTTTGTCATATCTCTGGCTTGTTTACCAGATGCAGTATCTTCTAGTTCTTTGACAGATGAGAGCATACCAAGAGAATCGAGAACCATCATCATTGGTGGCTGTTCTTTACTATCATTATATGAATCGAGCATACGCACGGCATTTGTACGAAACTCTTCGATAGACTGTGGCTCAGAGATTACGACACGATCTACATCGATACCACGAGTAGTCATCATATTCTTTGTGACAGCCGCTTCTGTATCAAAATAGATAACACCACCATCTGGATTGTCATCAAGAAACTGTTTGATAACACCTAGAACAAAGAAGGTCTTCCCTGTTGCGGATTCCCCGGCGAATGCTACAATCTTGTTGTTTGGCACACCACCATAGAGACTGCCAGACATAGCGGCGTTTAGAATATAAGAACCTGTGTCGATAGTGCCAGAAAACTCTGAACTATTCTCACCACTGCTGGCTACATGTGTATTATCAATACCAGCAATCACATTATTAAGAAAACTCATCCGTTATATACTCCATCAAGTTTATCTGTAAATTCTTCAATCTTTTGCATACGAACATCACCTGGCCAGTAGATATAATCCTTCTGAGGATTTGCGGCTAGATTATTCAGCAATGGCTTTATCATGTTGTATAGAGTATCGCACTTTTCTTGTAGTTTGTCAAGACCTTCTGTAGTTGATGCAACAGTTTCTTTTGCCTGTTGTACTACTGTAAGTTCTTCTTCTGTTACGGCTGTGAAACCGAAATCGAAATCTGACATTTGTATTCCTTTCTATTTCCAGAAATCTTCTAGCGTTGCAACTTTCTCTGTCTTCCAGCCAATCACATCGAGGATACCCTTGAGAGGATCGATGAAGGCTTTCGTAAACTGTGTCTCATAGTCAATGTACTTACTCAGATCAAACTCTGAAGGCAGAGCATTGATGATTGAGATGACATTTTGACCAGTGCCATTCGGCTCTTTGAGATAGCAGAACTTAATCTTCTCACCATCTTGAATGATTGGATATTTCTTCTCTAGTTTATGTTGTCTCACCAGATGATTGTACAGCAGACCGCCTCTTACGTGAATCGGTGTGCCTTTCTGTAGAACAAGACTATCTTTGTTTCTACTATCATATTTATTCAAATCGGACAGAGACCTAGGAAAGGCAATGTCTTCAAATGGCAGAGTGTCAAAAGTCTTTCGAAAGTCTGCAATATATTTTTGAACAGCATCTTCACTCTCATTGAGAATGATGGTGATAGATTCTTTGAGAGCATCACGGCATGGCTGAGGAGTAGACGACTTGACAGTTTCGATTCCCATCATCTTTAGTTTGGGCTCCGAGTAACGAACACCTTCATTATCATACACGTTTAGCATGTATCGCTTCTTGGCAGTCCAGATGCCATTCGAGGCAATCGCTTCACGCTTCATGAACATCTTCTGCTCATAAGCATTCATCATCTCAGCAAGAGTCTGATAACTCTTATCAATAAAAGGTTCGACTTTCTCTTGAGCCACTCTGTCAAGGAAGTCCACACACCGCCCACGATACGAACTTTGCGATTCTCCCTCTCTCTTTGTAAGCACTTTATCAACCAGTTTGTCAAAAGTAATGTATACTGAATCCGTATCTGATGCAATAACATAGTCATAGTCTTTTGTCTCCAAAAGTTTGTTGAGATATTCGTTCAGTCTTTCTTCGATCCAACGAATGCCTAACTGACCAGAAAGTGTGATAGCCTCTGCTTGTCTTACGTCAAAGAAGCGAAAGTATTGATTACCAAGCGCACCATAAGCAGAGTTCAACTGAATCTTCTTTGCCATCTGCAGGTTCTTATACTTCGAAATCTTCTTGTTTACTTCATACTTGAGAC